CCGACTACTACAAGCCGATATACGAGGCAGCACCAGCAGCGCAGAAGGACGCACTCAGGCAGACGATACTGGGATATCTGAAGATGGCATACGAGGCCGTGGGCGAGGAATACTACGGCGATGATTATGCGCTCAGGTATCGCAGTTGGCTGAAGAAGTAAATAACCGACCGAGGACGGGGGTTTCAAGGCCCCTGTCCTTTTGTGTAGGATTTATCTATTGGAGGTGAAAACTTGAACTATTTTGCAGTGGAAGGCAGCCTGTATCAGTGGGATACGGGCAGGAGGGTGACGCTCACGCTGCCGTATGACGAATATGCCAGCGTGGTGGAGTTCTCGGTCAACAACGAGGCCGAGGCGCTGGTTGTATCGGTAGTTGACAATGTGGCAGAGATCCCCAACAAGCTGCTCCAGAGGTCCGGCAGCTTGAGACTGTGGGCAGTGACTATAGAGGAGAACGGCAGACAGACCCGCAGATATGGAAATCTGCCTATATTCCCCCGCGCGAAGCCTGAGGATTATGTGTATACCCCGGACGAGATCATGGACTACCGCAAGGTGGCCGAGGATGTAGCGGAACTGGAACAGCGAGTGTCTGAAATCGAGGAAAACGGTGTACAGGGCGGCGGAGCGGTCACGTCGGTAAACGGTCAAACGGGCGAAGTTAGCCTGACAGCTGCCGATATTGGCGCACTGGCTGCGGATACGCTGCCGGGAGCAATCAATACCGCGCTTGCGCAGGCCAGAGACAGCGGCGAGTTTGATGGTGCAGACGGCGCTCAGGGCCCGGAAGGTCCGCAGGGCGAGCAGGGCCCCAAGGGCGACAAAGGCGATACTGGCGAACAGGGCCCCAAGGGCGAAAAGGGCGATACTGGCGAACAGGGTCCGCAGGGCGAAAAGGGCGATACTGGCGAACAGGGTCCGCAGGGCGAAAAGGGCGAACAAGGGCCTGCGGGCGCAGACGGCGTGAACGGAGTCAGTATTAAAACAGTCTCGCAGACGACAACATCCACAGCGGATGGCGGTACGAATGTGCTGACAATAACTAAAACAGACGGCACGACAACCAGATTCAATGTGCGCAACGGCAGCAAAGGCAGTACGGGCGAACAGGGGCCTCAGGGAGAGCAGGGGCTCGCAGGAGATGATGGTATCGGTATCAAATCCGTGGTCCAGACGACTACGTCCACTGCGGACAAGGGCACCAATGTCATTACTGTCACGAAAACAGACGGCTCGACCTCGACCTTCAAGGTGTTCAATGGCAGTAAGGGCAGCACTGGTAAGCAGGGTCCGCAGGGTGAGACAGGGCCTCAGGGCGAGCAGGGCCCCAAGGGCGACAAGGGCGATACTGGCGAGCAGGGCCCCAAGGGCGACAAGGGCGATACTGGCGAGCAGGGCCCCAAGGGCACGGCAGGAACATCCATAACGATCGTAGATATCCTGCAAAATGATTCAGATGGCGGCGTGAGTGAGGTCAGTTTTTCGGATGGTTCCTCATTGCTAATCTATAATGGTAATAAGGGCAGTAAGGGAGATAAAGGAGACACTGGCGCAAACGGTGCGGCTGGTTACACCCCAGTCAAAGGTACGGATTACTTTACGGCTTCTGACAAGGCTGAGCTTGTTTCGGCTGTAATTGCGGCGCTGCCGGTATACAGCGGGGAGGTGGTCTGATGGCGAACACGCAGATAAGCGTTACTGAAAACGGCACCACGACCCTTGCTACGGCGGGAAAATACTGTGACAGGAACATCGACGTGAATGTGGATGTGGCGGGGAAGCCCACGCAGTTCACGAATCTGTACGATCCGGCGAACGTGACGCTCGATTACCGAATGAATTGTTCAGCATCTGCCGGTATCACATATACCGCAGACACGGAGACCAACTATATAAAGGTTCCGTATCATCATGTGGCGGGCGAGCCGGTGGTGATCCGTATGAGAGGCATCAGTACCGTGCGCTCCCGACTGGATTTTGTGATTCTTGAACAGGACGGCGTTACGCGCGAGAACCATGCTCAGTTTGCGAGCTATATGTCCAATGTAAGCTATGATGAATATGGTGATGCTATTATTACTTTTAGCGGCGGATTTGTAGTGACAAGCACATGGTACTATATCATGTTCAATTTCCAGTACCCATATCATTCTTCCGCTTCAAAGATCTTCACAGGCCCCATAATCACCATCAACGAACCCATCGGAAACGGAGGACATGTCGGATGATCAACGCATTGAATCTTCTCTGGATTATCCCGGTCAGCTGCGCGGCGGGCTACCTGCTGGCGGCGCTTTTGACGGCAAACGACAGGTAAATACATGGTTCAGGGCGCTCCTTAACGGGGCGCTCTTTTTATACCCAAATCATAAATGGAGGTGGAACACATGGTAAAACTCTTTACGGATGATCAGATACTGGGCTGGCTCAAAACGAATCTGATTCTGAAGTACTGGTACGGCACCCATGGCCACAAATGCACCGAAGATCTGCTGCAGCGCAAGCGCAAGCAGTACCCGAGTCACTACGGCGACAGCCGGATGAGCACATACCGCAAGCACATCGCCGCCGGCGAATCCTGCGCTGACTGCGTGGGCGCAATAAAATACGCATACTGGAGCGACCTGGGCGCGCATGGCCAGAAGTACGGCTCGAACAGCATGCCCGACGTGAGCGCCGACGGCCTCTTCCGCTTCGCCAAGGAGCAGGGCTGCGACTGGGGCACCATCGACACCATGCCCGACAGGCCCGGCATCGCCGTGCGCTATGCGGGCCACGTAGGCTACTACATGGGCGGCGGTGTCGTGCGCGAATGGCGCGGCTACAAGTACGGCCGCGTGGACACCAGGCTGAAGGACCGCAACTGGACGCACTGGTATGAGCTGCCCTTTGTCGATTACGGCGAGGCAGACCAGCCCGAGGCAGAAACGCCCGTATCAGTCGGCACGCTGGGCAACAGGCTGCTCAAAAAGGGCCGCAAGGGCGACGATGTCAAACTCTTGCAGGAGCTGCTGATGGAGCTGGGCTATGCTCTGCCCAAGTATGGCGCAGACGGCGATTACGGCAGCGAGACCATCGCCGCGGTGAAGGCATTCCAGAAGGACAACGGCCTGACCGCCGACGGCAAGTACGGAGAGAAGAGCCACGCGGCGCTCATGGGCATCCTTGCCGAGCGAGAGGCCCAGGACGATGACGACGAGAGCGAAGCTGTGGAGCCGATCTTCATCGAGATCACCGGCAATACGGTCAATATCCGCGAGGGCGCCGGCAAGCAGCATGAGATCATAACCAGAGTACGCAAGGGCACCATGTGCGTCTGGCGCGCGACGGCGGTAAACGGCTGGCATGCGGTGATCCTGCCCGGCGGCCGCGAAGGCTGGGTCGGCCCGAAATACAGCAAGGTGGTGGCAGCGTAATGGACGGACAGCTTTGCATGGTCCACGATGAGGACATCAAGACCTTGCGTGCAGACATGGCGGCGAATAACAAGGAACATGAATCGTTTCGCCGTCGCCTCCACGAGCATGACGAGCAGATCAATGCGATACATACGCTGGCTACATCGGTTGAAAAGCTGGCCGAGGCCATGAACGAGACCAAGAAGACGGTCGAAAAGATCGATCGCCGCGTGGAGGCTATCGAAAACGAGCCCGCCGACAAGTGGAAGAAAATCTCTTTTGAGGTCATCAAGACCATTGTGGTGCTGCTCGTCGGCGCTGCGCTGGCATATTTCGGAGTAAAGTGAGGAGAAAAAACATGAATGAACAGAATTTTACCAGACTGTGTAAAACAGTAGTGATGAACTATGCAAACGAGCACATGGACAAAACAGACGGTGTTATCATCACTACTGATGATGTGTATGTCGTCTGGATGTGCAAGACCCTCCAGAATAGTAAGGCTCTGCTGAGCACTACGCTTCCGGATGGTATGTATTACGAACTTACCTACAATGGCGACAAAAAGGAACTCTACCTTGATGCGTACAAGAAGTTTGATAATGTATGCATTCACTGCGAATAAGGAGGCGACATCATGAAGGATTTCTTCAGTTGGGATATGCTGGGTACCTATGTAGGCGCGGTGACTGCCGTTAGCCTTATGGTGCAGTTTACAAAAGGACTGCCGTTCATCAAAAATTTGCCCACACAGGCATGGAGCTATGTTCTCGCGCTGGTGACGCTGCTGATCGCGCTGCCGTTCAGCTCCACTGGCTGGACGTGGGAGGGCGCGGCGCTGACGGTATTCAATGCGCTGGTGGTGGCGCTGGGTGCGAACGGCGCATATGAAGCCGTGACCAAGCTGCCCGACAGGATGGCAGCGAAACCCGCCGAGGACGACCAGACCGGAGAGGAGTGATATTGATGGGAGCTCGTCGTAAATATCCGCAGTTTGATAACTGGACGTCGGAGGAGTTCGCCGGGCTCCTCAGTATCGCAAAACTCAGTCCTGAGGACAAAGAGATCGCCACTCAGTGCATTGTGTGGCGAATGGATCTGATAGACGTGGGCGAGGCCCACAACATGGACCGCAGCACCGTATCCCGCCGACTCGACAGACATATCCTGCCGGAGCTGGAGCGGATGATGGTGCGCACAAAAATAGCCGGAGCGTAAGCTCCGGCCTTTTTTTATGCCTTTGCACGTATATGCACGCACATTGCACACATGTACAGCCCACTTGCACCCGTGAAAATCTGGAAAATGCGATAATCAAATCACAGAAACGACGGAGGTGATGCGCGTGGCATATGGATATAATCCCAGTTACAATCCCAGCGTGAATTATTTCGGCAACCCGTACACGCCGATGATGAATACGGCGGGGCCCATGCAGTCGCCGCCGCAGATGCAGCAGCCCATACAGATGGGGCAGAGCGCGCAGCAGATGGGCGATCAGCAGCCGGGAGCGCTCTTCGCCAGGTATGTATCCAGCCGCGAAGAGGCACTCGCGGCCATGGTGGCGACAGATGGCAGACCGAACCTGTTTGTGGACGAGGCGCACAGCATGATTTATGTTAAAGCGGTGGCCCCTAACGGCATGCCCCAGTTTAGGGATTTTGCTTGCATAAAGCCCGTGCAGCAGCCCGCCGAACCACAGCAGGCTCAGCGCTGGGCGCCCATGGAAGTGGTCGACCAGCTGCGCGCGGAGCTCCAGCAGATAAAGGACATGATGAGAGGGTGGGGTGAGGGCGAATGATGGACATGATGCAGCTGATTCAGATGCTCAGGGGCAGCGGCGATCCTATGCAGATGCTCACCGGCATGGCCCGGAATAACCCGCAGATCGGGCAGGTGCTTCAGATGGTAAACGGCAAAACACCTGCGGAAATGCAGCAGATGGCCTATGAGGCCGCCCGGCAGCGCGGAGTGGATCTCAATCAGCTTTCCCGCCAGCTTGGAATCAAACTCCCCAGATAACGATCAATACGGCCACGGGGCCGATTGAAATACAGTACACGGAGGTGCACAATGAGCGATTCTAACGATTTTGCAATGGGCTATGCAATGGGTAATGACAACTCCCACAACGGCTGTAACGACGGCTGGGGCTTTGGCGGGGGCGGCTGGATCTGGATAATCCTGCTGCTCGCGGTGTTCGGCGGTGGATTTGGCTGGGGTGGCGGCTTCGGCGGCTTTGGCGGCGGCGCTGGCCTTCAGGGCATGGCGACCCGCGCCGACATCAACGCCGGCTTCCAGTTCAACGACCTCCAGAACGGTATCCGCGGAATCCAGCAGGGCATCTGCGACAGCACGTACGCGCTGAACAATGCCATCACGGGCGGCTTCCATGGCGTTGATCAGGCGATCTGCAACCTTGGCCACCAGCAGCAGTCCTGCTGCTGCGAGACCCAGCGTCTGATCGAGCGCGGCTTCTGTGATACCAACTACAACTTGGCCACCAACGCCAGCAACATCGTTCAGGCCGGTCATGCGGACACAGACCGTGTGATCGCCAAGCTGGACGCAATGGAGGCTGCGCGCCAGGCCGAGAAGATCGAGACCTTGAAACTCGAGAATCAGACCCTGCGCTTCCAGGCCTCTCAGGCCCAGCAGAACGCATTCTTTACTGCCAACCAGGACGCCCAGACCGCGGAGCTGATCCGCAGGCTGCGCACTCCCGAGGCAGTACCGGCCTACGTAGTGCCCAATCCCAACTGCTGCTATGGCAACCCCGTGGGCATCGGTTACGCGGGCGGCTATAACGGCGGCTGCGGCTGCGGTTCCTGCTGCTGAGTAGCGACGGTTGACTATTCGGGCGGCGGGGGATAACCCCGCCAGCCCTGAGAAGGAGGGAATATTATGAGTGGTAATTGCAGACTTTGCAGACGCCTGATCATATCTCAGGCCGTGACCTTTGCCGGAGGGAACCTTCTGATCAACCTGCCGGCCGGCTCCTACAACAATTGCGAAAAATACTGCATCGTGGTCGCACAGGCGATCCCGGCAGATACGACCATCACCGCCCCGGTGTTTATAACCATAGGCGACGGTACCGAACAGTACCCGCTCAATAACTGCAAATGTGCCCAGCTGACGGCCTGCGCGATCCGCACCCGCACGAAGTACACCACGATCGTCGGCACCACGCCCACCGGCGGCGCGTTTAAGCTGGTCGGCGGCGCCAGCTGCTCTCCCAATTACAACCTGGCAGCCATTGACGGCACCGCTCCTGCGGCGCCTGTGGAAGGAGGTGCTTAAAACATGAAAATGAGCCCGGCAACGCGTATGATGGTAATGAGTGACCGCTATGCAAAATCCGGCAATGGCGAGCACCAGCAAGACGGCAGACATCAGATGGAGCAGCCGCGCTACAATGAGGACTACGTGGGCCGCAAGGCCCGGGAGCGTCAGGGTATGCGCCACGGCGGCGAAGATCCTATGGAGATGCCCGGCAGCGACCCGTATTCCAGCCGCGGCATGATGGGTTACGGCTATGAACGCCGTCATTACGACGATGACGATGATGAGTACGGCGGTAAACCGCAGCGCATGTATGCCGCCGGCATGGCCTGGACAGATGGCCATGAAAAGAACCACAAAAAGGAGCACAAAGAGGTAGATGAGGAGTGCGCCATGAAATGGGTCAGGGAGATGAAGGCGGCAGACAACAGCCAGATGCCGCACTTCCGCCCGGATCTCGCCGAGCAGATGCGAAAGGCCCATTGCCCCGACTGTAAGCCCTGGGAGTGGTTCACGGCGATCAACATGATGTACGCGGACTACATCGAGGTCGCAAAAAAGCTGGGAGTCAACCGTGACGAGTGCTACGCGCTCATGGCCAAGGCCTTCCTGATGGACGAGGACGCAGGGCCGCATAAACTTGCAAAATACATGGAGGCGATTCCAATGGAAAAGCAGTAAAAAACCGGGGCATATAGCCCCGGTTTTGTGCAACTTTTGTGCAACTTTTTCTTCACGGGAGAGAAGTGGAGATGGTGCGAAAAGCCCTATAATATAAAGGATTTAGTGGGAAATAAAAGTAGAAAATTATGCCTCCGACTCAGAAGACCGTGGGTTCGAATCCCGCCGGGCGCGCCACGCAAAAACCCTTGAAATCATTGGGATTTCAAGGGTTTTGTTTATATCCGGGAACATTCGATTATCAGACTGTGTGCAACTTTTGTGCAACTTTTTTATCAAACACTCCAGAAAGCTGCTCCTTAGCTGTACTGAGATGGGCCTTGGAGAGATGTGTATAAATATTACGAGTAGTTTGATAATCTGCATGGCCGACAAGTTTCATAGTAACAAATATGTCAAGGCCTTTCTCCCAGCACATAGTAATGAAATTATGACGCATAGCATGTGGCGTAATTAGCGGGCGAAATTGGCCGCGAATATCGCCGGGGGAGTAGTATGTCTTTTCACCGGCAGGAACAGGTTCTGCAAGGCCGCATGCGTTCATAAGTGACAACCACATACGCTTTGATGCAGAGGGCCCGAGGGGCTTACCATTAGAACCAGGGAAAACATATGCAGCCGGTACGCCGCGTCTATCCCAGAGGAGAGGTCTGAGCTGGGAAACAATAGGGATATACCTGTCGGCTGCGGAGGTTTTGAGTGAACCAGCAGTGCTATGAGCAGCATCATCAATATCGCGTTGAACGTGGATAAGATCCGCGTCCCAATCTATGTCCCCCCATTGCAGGCCGCGTACTTCACCGGGACGCATGCCAGTATAATACATTACGGCGAGATACAAACCGTATTCGTGGGTTGCAAAAAGCGCCTCTACGCGAGAACGTTCATCGGCTGTAAGGACACGCTTCTCCGTGGCCTTTGCGGAAGAAGGACGCCGTAATGTAACGGTAGGGTCTTTGGCTACAATATTATCTTGCATGGCAGATTTATATATACTCTGCAATATGGCGATCACCATGGTGATCTGCGTATCAGACTTGCCGGCAAAACCGTTGACAAAATACTGGAGATCCACAGGGCGTATTGCGCGCATATTCCTGTCACCGAACCTTGGGAGGATATGTTTATTAAGCATGGATCGATAGCATTGCTGAGTCTTGGGCGCTATAAATGGCTTTTTTCGCACCTCATACCATTCCGTCACATACTCGCCGAAGATTCGGTCGTCCGATAACCCTGTTCCCGTTATGTAGTATTCAATGGCCTTTTCACGGTTTTCTTCGAGTTCTTTTTTCGTTTTACCAGAAATGTATTTGAAAATATCATTTCCGGACTCATCTACGCCTATCTTAACCTTAGTCCGGTACAGTCCAGACTTTTGTTTTGTCGCCATGATAGTTCCTCCTTTTACGAAGCCCCGTCACGATGTGGCGGGGCTTTTTTTTATCTTATTGCGAGGTTGCCCTTGTCGGGGTTAGCGATCTCCCAGACCAGATATGTGCAAAGAGCGAGGAGCAGTATTGCTACGACGAGCACGGCCCAGCGATGGCGGCGCAGCTCCTTACGATGGCGGATCGCATCGGCATTTAGTTCGATCATGCGCTCTTGAAGATGGGCTGAGTGTTCTTCTGCCTTGGTCTGGGCCTTTTCGGCTGCCAGCACCATCTTGCGAAGCTGGGCCAGCTCTGCATCGTCAGCGACCTTCTGCTGGGTGAGATGGTCAACGCGCTGCTGCAGGCCATCGACAAGCGTGCTGTCCCAGACGGCGCTCTCATGGGCGATATCTCGGGTCGGTGCAAGGCCTAGCAGACGATCAAGTGAGCCGCCGATGGGCGCGAGTATGGAGTACATGGTATCTGTGCGCGGTTTGATGTTGCGACCCTTGCGCAGATCCTTGAATGTGGTATCTGAGATCATGCAGATCTCGGCGAACCGGGAGTCGGAAACCCCCTTGAAACGGGGGTGATTTTTCTTTGCGAAGTCTATCAGGCGGTTGAAAGCATCTATATCAAACCGATACGAAGGGCTGGTATGCTCCTCGATGACGGTAAGTTGCTGAACATTGGATAGCGGGGCGTCGTTAATTCGGGCGTCCATATCTTTATCCCCCATCATTATTATTGTGACGGTTCCCGCCGGAATTCTGACCGTGAAACATGTGTTTTGCGGGGATTTTCGGCGGAAAAGTGTCGGTTATAGGCGGAATAGCGTCCCACCGGGGGTCGGAATTCTGACGGATTCGTCGGAATTCTGACCCCATCCGGCGGAATAACGCCGTTTACAGCCGGGGTATGCTGTGCTATTATTCGGCCATCGGGAGGCGATCAGAGCTTCCCAAGGCGGCGCAGCTGGGAATCCAGCACGGCCTCGACCGTATGCAGCCCATCGTCATCCAGTTTCCTAAGCTTATAAAGCAGTTGGGAATCAGATTCGGGCAAGTCAATCCGGGGAAGACCGAGCAGCTCATAGACGTCGCATTTCAGCGCAACGCAGATAGCGCAGACCCCTTCGTATGGCGGGTAATTATAGCCGCACTCCCAGTTGGAGATTACATTCTGGCCGATGCCGGAGATCTCAGCAAGACGGGTTTGGGACAGGCCGGCGCGTTCCCGCAGCATTTTGATACGCGCACCGGCTTCAGCGGCTGTACGAGGCATTACCATACGGCATCACACCTTTTTTATTTACATTATATAGCAGAAAAACTGCTAATACAATGACTAAAGCAGAAAAACGACTAAAATTAACAAAAGGAGGCGACCACAATGAGGAAAAACCACGACAAGCGCAGACAGGATGCAGAGGACAGGTTCGACAGGGTATATGTGGACTGGCCGCAGCTCTACGGAGTACGGCAGCTGATCGCGCGGCCGATGAAGACGATCTACATCAACCGCAGCGCGGAGCCCTGGGCGCAGGACAAGGAGTTCTCCGGGGTTTACTCCCTCGAAAACTTCTGCGACCGCTGGGGGCTGGAGCTGCCGTAAAAAATACCCGCAGCCGATGCGGGCTGCGGGTAAAGTGCGGCGTATCAGTTTTTCAGAACCAGCCATGTTGCGGCTGCAAGTATTGCCAGCGATACCGCAAGGAGTGATATCCATATACGGCGCTTACCTTTGGCGGCGAAGCAAAGCTGGATAAGCGAGACGAGGAAGGAGATGCTTCCGATGGTGACCAGGTTGGAGACTATGATACGTGCCTGCTCAATAGTATCGGCAAAAGCGATATCAACATTTACGTTTATCAGGCTGAAGAGCGCGATAAAGATGGACATGAGGGTGATGATATTGGTGTAAATGTTCTTTTCGAGATGCTTGACCTCGTCCATCTTGGCGTCGATCTCGGAGAGCTCATCCTTATAGCGGCTGGTGTAGTCGGCCATATCCTTATAAGCCATTTCATTCTGGAATGTGCCGTGGTATGGGTTTTCCGGAGAAATACCGAGCTTTTCGAACATGACCGAGGCGATCTCGCTGCCGGTATCAAGAGAAACGGCCTTGCTGCTGATATTAGTCAGTCGAAAGAATACGCGGGTATGATGACCGGGCTGATAAACAGGCGCTTCGACGGACAGGCCCTGACGGAGGCGGCTGTTGCGGATTATAATGCGGGCGCAGATATCGCCGGGAAGATCGATCAATTCGCAGCAGGATACGAAAACAGATTCGCCGGGAGCGAGAGTGTATTCATCCAGATTGACGGTACCGGAAGAAACATAGCTGCGGGTGTGGAGGTCGTAAGAGATCGCGCTGACGGAACGACTCATGACCTCAGAGGAAACGCCGTCGTCAGTATAAAGAACCTTGTCGGCTATGAGCTTGCGGATATCGGTATCAACTAATGTCATAAACGTCACTTCACTTTCAGATTAAGCTCATATGTGAATTATACTCCCGCAGATGTTAAGTGTCAACGCGAGGTCAAACAAAAGATAACAATGGAGGTGGAGGCAATGACCAGCAAGCCTTATAAGGATTATGAGAAGGTGGCGTTCGGGATGCCGGGGAGGCCGGACGTGCTGAAGTTGGTGGACACGGTCCACGGGGTCGTCTACATCAACACCTGCGCCGCCGAGGATGCACAAAGGCGCCCGCGAGGGCGCCAAGGTGGTCAACCTGAGGTTTTGAGCAGCTCCATAAAGCCGCGGGCCAGCCGCTTGTAGGCATCGTCCAGGCTGTCGAAATCATGGGCATACTGGATGGCTTCTAAAGAAAGAGAGGCGTTTTCGGTGGCACGGGGTTCGATGTTCAGCTCAAGCAGATAATCGCCGCTCACATTAAGTGCCTTTGCAATCTTGTACAGTTTGATGCTGTCGGGTTCTCTGTTGCCAATCTCATAGCCGGCAATAGTAGATTTTGATACGCCGATGGCGTCGGCTAGATCTTGCTGAGTGAGGCCGACGATTTTTCGGGCAGCTTTGATACGTTCGTTTAGACTCATATTGTTCACCTCGTGCAAACATAATAATACATTTTGCGAACATTGTCAAGATATAAAAGTTTGCAAAATGCGAGAAAAAAGGCCAAAAGCTATTGACAAGTACGCGATGTGCGAATATAATACAGATACAAGGTTGCGAAATGCAAACAAAGGAGGATGGAATATGTACCCGAATTTACTTGGCCAGAAGGCTTATCACCATCTCAGCAATGAGGAGATGGGCAAGATAATTGGCATAACGCGAGCTGGCTTTGAAAAGAAAATTGATACCGGAAGATTCACGGTTGATGAGTGTAGGACTTACTGCCGGTACTTCAACAAGAGTTTTGAGTTTTTGTTTGCACTGGATGAAGAAGTGAAGTGATAATCAGAATCTATGCATGATAATAGGCAGGTAGAACAAAGAACAACCGACAGCGTAGGTAGCATCTACACTGTCGGTAGCTGGAAATTGTTTACCGATATCCATGTGCACTGACACCGAGGCCGCGAGCGGTTAGTGTCTGCCGATTTCTCACGAAGGAATGGATGGCGAGTCCCTGCGGGTTAAGCCAGACAGCCATGCTACAACTGATTCTTAGGATGGATGACTCACTTTGGCGGTATCAGCCCCGCCTGTCCTGCTGCATCATCGCCTTATGGCATCGGAACAGGGACGGACAAAAATTCGGCCAGTGATGTTGACAATATGACCGCCTCCTCTCAGTCCCAGAGGACATGACTATTATACCATAAAATATACACCGATACAAGGCGAAAAGCAGACAAAAGAGAGCAAAAAGAAAACGGAGGTATACAAGAAGATGCAAAACGGACTTTGCTTTGCCTATAAACAGGCGGACGAAAAGAAGCGAAAAAAGGCGTGCGAAGCGCTGGGAGTGCCATACATAAGGGTCGGAGACGAGAAACTGGAAGAACCGAAACTGACGGTAAACGAGGCACGGTACTGGCTTGCATGCGAGGCCCGGCAGATGGCTTTTGCGAAAGAGAATGGGAAGTTCTGGGTCGAGCCGGACCAGGTTAAGGCATGGGCGATCGTCACGGCTGCGGCGATCAGGGTAATTCTTCGGGAGGCAGGGCTGTCAGACGACTGGCACTTAAATCCGGATGCTTCAGGTGAAGCTCCTTCCAGAAACGCTGATTAACGGCGCGGCATTCTTCACAGACGGGCAGGCCGCAGGAGAAATCGCAGCCATCGCAGCCGGCATAGAAGCTGCTGCCAGCGGTGGAAATACGAGTAGGGATTCTGACAGTCTGGCCAGCGTGGGAGCAAAACTTGGTTATGAAACCAATGGATAAATGATCGTACATAATAAGACTCCTTTCCATGATGGGGGATGAGAAGATGAAGGACCCACCTGCAAAGCAGATAAAGTGGCGAACCAGACCGGGGATACCGGGATGCTGGGGCGAGAGCGGCGCTTACTATGACGAGAGCTGGGACGAAGAAAAGCGAAGGCACACGGAATTATGGCTGCTGGATGAGATCCGCAGGAACAAGCGCAGGCGGGTTACCGTAACCATAGTGCTGAGCGGATTAATTCTGATAGCGGCAGTTCTAGCAGCTGCGCAAGTATGGCTAATAAGGATATCACGATAGCGACGATGGAGAGGATTACGGTGGTTCGGTCGCGACGACGTTGTTCCTGATAGAGTTCGAGTTCGTGGCGGCCGGAAGCGGTTGTGCTGACGATGAATGCATTATCATGATCCGGCGGGAAAAGGGCGAGGAAACCAAGTTCGCAAAGATGGCGGGCACGACCTTTCTGAATATCGGGCAGATCGTTCAGAAAGGTATCCTTTCCCGAGGGGTCGGCAAAGCGTTTGAGCATTTTGAACTCGGAGTTGGTTATCAAAAGACCACTTCCTTTCAGGAAGATTGTAGCACAACAACCAACAGAGAGCAACAGCACAGGACGATGCCGGTGAGCAAAAGCATGCGGGCGGTGTGGGGTTGTTTGTAGGCACAAACAAATAAACAAACCGCCGAGGGACAGCCCCTGGGGAGCGCGGCCCGCAGCCTTTTGCCCACCGGAGACAGCGAAAAGGAGTGATGATATGGAAAATGCAGCCGAACGGGAGAGCATCATGGTAGCTCAGTACGGCGAGGTAGTCAATTTTACGACGGCAGGCAAGATCCTGAGCCGGTCGATCAAGACAATCAAGGCAATGCTGGAGGATGGGCGCATAGATTATGCGTGCGCTGGAACCAGCGTGGACGTCCGGAGCATAGCCCGATACATAATGGCACCCAGGCAGGAAGATTTCAAAGCGCGCGTGCGCAAAAGCGGAAGAAAATGGGCGGTATAAGAAAGGAGTATTCAATCATGGCAGAACAGAAGACCAATCTCAAGGGACATATCACCGGCAGGACAGAAGGACATGAAGCAGTCGATGTAACCCACGATGGCCGGGGCGTGTTGGTGTTCGTGGACACCGGTTCAAGCATTTCCGCAAGCTGCATTGGAGAATGGAGCGATATGACGCTTGCGGCAGCAATAAACGCACTGCGAAATGCTGCCGGCCACAAGATGTTTTACAAGGCGATGTCTGTATTCCTTGCGCACAGCATGGCGAGCACTCTGTTCGGCGGCGCTGAAGAGGAAGAAGAGAACGAACGCAAGGCTGCCGAGGCGGCCGGGGAGGTACACGATGGAGAAGAGGCCTAATCTCTTGGTAAAGATCGACGGCTGTACGTGGGACAAGGACGGCGAGCCGGTCATGATCGAGACTGCGGACCAGTGCCGCGGCGTGATACAGTTCACAATCGACGACGACTCGGTCAACAGCCGGACTTACGGCGATGTGACCGTGGGCGATCTTGGCAGCGTGCTGCATGCTATCAAGCAGATGTTTGATGCTGCTGAGCTCGCCATTGCGGAGAAGGTCGCCGAGGCTATTGCAGCTCACGAGGCCGAAAGCCATGATGCAAGAGCGGAAGCTTGACAACGTCAGGAGCTGCCATGGCTGCCCGGAGCGCACTGAGCGCTGCAAGGAGTCTTGCGAGGAGTTCGCGATCCGTAAGATCCTGCACACGCTGGCGCTGCCGGAGATCAGGGCCAATATGCAGCTTTCGCTGGATCTGAGCGGCATCAAGCGCCGCGACGTCACGAGAAACGCACGGAAAAAGAGTCAGGCGAGGAGACGATAACGTGAGAGAAATATTAAGAAAAGCCCGCATCGAGGCGGGCATGAGTCAGAAAGCAGTAGCTGATAGGCTTGGCATAAGTGAACGCTATTATCGGATGATTGAAAATGGCGTCAGAAACGGTGACTTCGAAATATGGGATATGTTAGAGGATTTCTTCGGTGTTCACCAGCGTAGACTTAGGGAAATCTCTTCCGACAAGGACGTCAAGAGAAACCCCGAATAAATCGGCGAGCTTAATGAGGTCGCTGATAGATGGTTCATTACGACCATTTTCGTAGTTTCGATAACCACGATCTGAAATACCGAGAAGGTCTGCCATATTCTTCTGTGTGAGATTCATGGCAAGCCGCCACATTTTGAGATTTTTGTGAAATTCCATAAAAGCCTCCTGAAATGTTGACAGGAACAAAATGTTCCGCTATAATACAAGAGGAACAAAAAGTTCCTATACGGAGAACCTAAGGGTATAACTCCGTTAATTATAACACAGCGGAACGAAATGTTCAATGGAGGTGCTATACATGACTATTAAGTGGCTTGGCGAGAGGATCGAACGAATCAGGATCATGACCGAAGACGTATGCTGCGGCAACTGCGAGCATTTTATGCAGCATTATGTGAGGAGCATATGCGGCATTTATCCCGGGTATACAGCAACGAACTGTGGACATTGCACATATCCCCGGATGAAAGACCGAAGAGCGGAGCAGTGCTGCCAGCATTTTTCAAAGAAGAAAGAGTGAATCGCATGAGAAACTGTATCACCTGCGGAAAGCGCCTGCATGGCGGGGGCTGCCGCGACAATCTGGAGGGCGAGTGCTGCGAGGGCGGCGGATATGAAGCCTGGCAGCCGAGAACGAACTTTGTGTTTCACGACATGGTGGAGGACTATCTGGCCGAGATCGGCTGGAAAGGCGACTACACCGTAAAGAAGGAAAAAGGGCATTATGTGCTGACGCTGCTGCCCTGAAGCATATGAGGAGAGCTTGCAATGATCACATATATCAACCGGGACCGGCTGGAGCCGCACCCGGATAACCCGAGGAAGGATCTGGGCGACCTGACCGAGCTTGTGGCCAGCATATCGAAGCAGGGCCTTTTGCAAAATCTGACGGTGGTGCCCTCGCCGGAGAATGAAGGCAAATACCGCATCGTCATCGGACACCGGCGCTTTGCTGCGGCAGGCCTTGCCGGCATGCAGGAGCTGCCCTGTGCGATCGACGAGCACATGGATTACCCCGAGCAGCTGGCGGT